GAAGAGGTAACGAGCCTTACACATAAAGGATCTGACTTTCTTGAATTAATTTATGAAGACAACGAGGAAGAGATAGATTCTCTTATACTTAGAGCAATGCGTGATTATTAATGATAAGTGTAACGGCTTTTTTAATTGCCGTTAATACTTGTTAGCATTAGTACGGATTATTAACTGATAAAATTAATAAAATGAAAATATTAGTAGGTTGTGAAGAAAGCCAGGCGGTTACGATAGAATTAAGAAAACAAGGGCACGAAGCTTATAGTTGTGACTTGATAGAAAGTAGCGGAGGACATCCTGAATGGCATTTACAAATGGATGTGTTTGAAGCAATAGAATTAAAGGATTGGGATATGGGTATATTTTTCCCAACTTGCACATATTTAACAGTAAGTGCGAATAAATGGTATAAAGACCAACCTAAAAGAAAAAGCGGAACTTTGGTGGGTGCTGAAAGAAGAGAAGCCAGGGAAGAGGCTATTGATTTTTTTATGAGGTTGTACAATTGCAAGATACCGAAAGTAGGAATTGAAAATCCTATAGGTGTTATGAGTAGTAGATTCAGAAAACCCGACCAAGTACTACAACCCTGGATGTTTGGACACGGAGAAACAAAAGCAACTTGTTTATGGCTTAGAAACTTACCTAAATTAGAACCTACAAATATTGTAGAAGGTAGAGTGCAAAGGATGCACTTATTACCAAAAACAAAAGATAGAGCAAAACTAAGAAGTAAAACATACAAAGGAATAGCTGAAGCAATGGTAAACCAATGGACGTAGTATTAATGCTAACAACTGAGTAAAATGCACTAGACTGACCAAAACATTGTTTCAAGCAAATAAACATGGTAAATTATGGTATGTTTACAAAATGGATAATTGAAGGAATTGATGATCATGTTATAGCTGAAGATGGAGTTCTTTACAAAAAGCCATTCATGAGGAATAAAAAAATGTATGATTGGAGGGAGATTAAAAAACAAACTCCAAATAGATATCGAATTAATGGAAGGTGGTGGAGTGAAAGACAATTACGCCCAAAGCTTAAATTAGACCCAAACCCAGAACTAATATTTAAATCTAAAAACTTACCATTCTGATGGAATTTCTCAATCCTCAAGTATATAAACGAAGATTCAAGCAAGAAGAAAAAGCTAGGATTCATACCCTAGTTAAGTTCAACGGAAAACTTAGGAAGGGATCAATGAGTGATTTTCTAGAAGACAGGGTAAAGAAGATAGGTGTAAAGTTCTATGTTAACGCTCCATGGTCTAATCGATTCTATGAGCAAGAAATATTAAAAGAAACTAATTACTCTTCATTAAGAGAACTAGTTAAATTAGGAAGGATTTATATGGAACTCCTGTCGACAGGAGACCCTAAAACGAAAGTTAAACAAATTAAAAACCAATTAAGATTATGACAGATCAAAAAAAAGGAGTTAGACCATTAAAATCAATAACTCTCAAGACTAAAAACGGGCCTAAACAATATGTTGAAGTTGCTGAAAGACTTAGGTATTTTAGAGAATCTGAAACATATAGAGGATATAGCCTTAGAACAGAGTGGATTCATCTAGATGAAAAATTAGCGATAGCCAAAGGCGTGATAAGGAATTCTGAAGGAGTTATTGTAGCTGAAGGGACAGCTATGGAATTAAAAGGGAATGGCTTCATTAATAGCACATCTCACACGGAAAATGCAGAAACAAGTGCATTTGGACGGGCATTAGGGATATTAGGGATAGGTGTTGATGGAGCAGTTGCTTCTTTAGATGAAGTTCAACGGGCACAGGAGATCCAAGAAATTGAAGCTAAACCCAAAAGTCATGGGGAGTCTGTAAATATCGCATTAAAAATCCTTGAGACTAAATTTAAAGTGACTCAAGATCAAGTATGCCTAGCATTAGAAATATTGGATAAAGACGAGATTAATCCTGAAAAACTGGAGGATCTTAGAAAGATAGTAATGGATCTTAATAAAGGAACAAAACCTTCAAAATACTTTAAACCTATAAACCAAGCAAAAATGGATGATGCTGCTTCTGAAATCACTAAACAAGTGAAGAATGTCGGCAAAAAGTAAAAAACTCAAACAACAAGAGCATCAAATGATGAAGGAATTGTGGGAAGAGAAACCTCGTATCTGTGAAGTTACGGGGAAGCCTCTCCCCCCTTCATTCTCAATTTGGTACTTTCATCATATACTCAGCAAAGGATCTACACCTGAAGGGAGGCTAGATAAAAGGAATATTCTTATCTGTCGACCAGAGATCCACCAAGAGATACATGGATTCAAAGCAAGAGATGTTAAAAAGTTTAACTGGGTGTTTGAGTATGCTGAAGTCTTAAAAATAGAGTATAATCACAGAAAAAACTATAATACTTGGGTGTAAGTATAAGTATAGATAAACGGAAATTATCCGATTAAGTAAACCGAAATGACTAATGAAATTAACAGAAATAGTAGAAAAACACCTTGAGGGTAATTACTTAGTAGGTAGAGAGAATAAGGATAAAATGATAAGTGAAATAATGGGGGTTGTTAGTGATTCTTCTGATTTTGAATTACAAAGGTTATATGATTGGTTACAATCACCAAAAAGAGAACCTGCACAAACTAAGTTTACCGCAGGTATGACAAGAAACGTAGCAAGAGAGATTGAGCGTTTGCTTACATGTTCTAAATAACTTAAACGTATAAAAAATCGTAGCGATATGGATTATGAATTATTTGGGGAAGCCCACGAACAAGAAGAGAATGGATTATTTGGTAAACAGCACCAAGCAGAGCAATGTTTTTTATACAATGTTAGCTACTGTTACGAGTGCAACAAGCCTTATGATGATAAAGACAGAGAACACGGAATGTGTCACAAATGTTGGCAACCAATTATGGAAAAGTAATTGTGGCTAACAGTTGTGTATGGCAAGTAGCTATCACTAAAATTAATTAAACAATACAAAAAATTAGAATTATGAAAAGACTTTTTAAATACCTAAAAAAGCTATTTGCTATATACGGTGTTAGTGGTAGTATTTGGCTTCTTTACAGAATAGAAGATGATGAATTAAAAACATACGGTTATTATACAGACTATGATAGAGCTGTATTATGGAGTGAAAGTGGCAAGTATTCTATTGTAGAGTGTAAAACTTGGGGATAATATTACCACTAACAACTGAGTAAAATGCACTAGACATACCAAAACGCTGTTTAAACTAAATGAACATGGTAAATTGTGGTATGTTTGTAATTTAAAATTATGGCTATAATTAGAATAAATAAAGGAGATCAAACATTTGATGAATGGCAAGAATACAGAACAAATGTTCTTGGCCCATCAGGATTAGGGGCTTCAGAAATATCAGGACTATTCAATTTATCAAAATGGACTCCATTAAGTAAACTTTACTATCGAAAAATAGGAGAGGAGATAGAAAACGAACCTTCTATTTATACCTATGCAGGGACATTTGATGAGGAAGTAATTAGGAACAGGTTTCAATATTACCCCATAGAAGGATCTTCAGCGAAAGAACAAACCTTAGAGATGTGGGAGAATTATAAAAGCAAGGTAAAGCTAAGGGAATGCCTTGATGACCCAACCGTTTGGCGAAATGAAGATATACCTCATTTATTCGTAAACCTAGATGGAATAGATGAACTTGACACACCTAAAGTTATAACCGAAATAAAAAACACATCTAACTATGCGGTTAAAGGACATAAATACGGGGTAGATTTAGCATATATTCTCCAGGTGCAAATGCAAATGCTTGTCACGGGAATCAAAAAAGGAGGGATATTCCAACGGATTGATGGTACAATGTATGAGTACTATCCTATCGAACCAATTCCTCATCTTCAGGACGAGATTATACAACGATCAACAGAGTTCTGGGATAGAGTCCTCGCTGCAAGAGAAATAAAAGAAGAATATGGAGTTGAAACATACGTAAATACAGATATGAGAGACTTCACTAAAAAACAAATGGAGGGCGTTGGGGTTCTCCAGTCTCTAGAGCCTGATTTTAACACTCCTGAAGACTCCGAATGGTTAAATGAATGGTTGATCCCCCCACAAGAGATCGTTGAAGTAAAAGGCTCTCCTGAGCTTTTAGATGTAGCGTATGAAAGGGAGTTGTTAAAAGATCAAATTAAAGAGATCCAAAATGAAGTCTCAGCCCTTGATGTAGAAATGAAGAGACATTTTCAACAAGGAGACTATACCCACGCTATGTATCCATTTGAAGGTAAACAACTTAAAGTATCTTGGACTAAAGATCGACTAGGAAGGGGCAGATTAAACGTGTCAAAAGGGTTGAAAGATATTTACAATATAAACGAGTAACAATTTGTTACTTCAAATAACATCTGTATATTGTGGATACTAACGGAAATACCAACTACCCAATATAAACAAGTAATAGCTAAATAAACCCACATAACAGCTATTATTTTTACAATGTGTTACGTGGTGTTAATTGATTACGGAAGAATATTTTAATGAAATAGAAAAAGAAGTTAAAAACAAGGTTGATAATTATAAAGAAGGAGATTTAAGAAAGAATTTAGATATAACAAAACAAATAATTAGATTATTTGACTCATATAATAGGATTGACACGAAACGATTAAGAACCAAATATAAAGAAGAGTTAGAGGTGTTTTTCATTACAGAAAGATTAAATACCATATAACGTTAAATATAAAAACAGAAAATTATGGATTATAAGACAGATTACATTGTAGTAGAAGGAGATAAAAACACATTTGAAAAAGAGATGAACAAACTAGGCAAGCAAGGTTATATGTGGTGCGGAAATATGAATACATACATTACTGAAAAAGGTATTTTGTATAGCCAGCTAATGAGTAAGTGTGAACGGACAAAGTAATAATTTATTGATTTTATATTAGTGTTGTGGTGTCGTTTTAATGCACTACAACGCCCCTTGTATGGTGCGTTGACACTAAAGTAAATTAATATCAAAAACTTATAAATAATGGAAGAAGAAAGTAAAAAGAAGGAACAATGCACTATACAAAATGTTGTGCTTAGTTGCATTAATTGCAAATACTTTGAGAGCTTTAGAGATGCTTATTTTGACGATGAAGAACCAAGTGATGAAGGATTTTGTAGAAATGGAAAAAGCCCAAGATACGGAAACAACGGGGCAAATAGTGGTTATGTGTGTGACGAACACAATTAAGCACAATGGTTTGTGTATGGTGTCGTAGCCACTTTAAAAGCTACAAACTTGAATATTAACAATTAAATTATATAAAAATGAACAGATTATTTAAAAGACTATTTAGTGGCTATGCATTATACATTGTGTTAGCATTAGTGATTTTTACGGCTTATCCAATAGCCTACAAAATGAGTGCAGAAACCATTGAAGTAAGCATTGAAGAAAAAGAAAGGATTACTACTGGTAAAGGTGAGAACATAGAAAGTAAATTTATTATTTACTCTGAAACAGAAGTGTTTGAAAATACAGACAGTTGGTTATACTTTAAATTTAACTCTGCGGATTATCAAAATAAATTTACGGTAGGTAAGACTTACAAAGTTAAAGTAGCAGGATGGCGTGTTCCTTTCTTGTCTATGTATAGAAATATCGTTAGTAAAAATAATTAATGCTAACGTTGAGTATAAACTGCGTAGCCTAGCAGTAAAGTAGGTTATTAAAAATAAATGTTTAATTGGCTATGCTGTTTTATACAGTGTTAGCTGTTATTGATAGAATTATGGAATTGAAAGAATTAATAGAAAAGTACGCAAATGAAGAATGTGAGTTCTCTAACCTATATAAAGGAAGTGTTATTTACGAGTGTAAAAAAATAGGTCTTCGCTTTTTTGGGACTGTTGAATATAGAGATGATTTGAATAAAAACGAGAGTGTTTGGAGTTTATCACAGTTAGAAGACTTTAGATGGAGCGAAATTAGAACTAGAAAGTAATTACAGCTAATGGTAGGTGTAAAATTTCGTTTTAATGAATTTTAAACAATGTTATAATATTTTAATTAGAAAAAATGACGGTAAAAGAACTAAAAGAAAAATTGGATAAAATAGATAACGATAAAATTGTCGTCATCTCAAATGGTGAAAGTTGGTGTAATATTGAAGAAATAATTGTTAAGGGTAGCGAGGTGTTAATAATGGAAGAAACCGAACCTGTTTTTTCTGATTAATTGATTATAACAACTGAGTAAAATGCACTATACATACCAAAACGCCTTTTAAACCAAATGAACATGGTATATTGTGGTATGTTTGTAACTTAAAAAAAATAACATGATAGATAGAAAATTAAGAACGTTCGAGGTTTGTCAGCCAATGACTCAAGCCAATAGAAATGATTTAAGGAATGGATACCCTATGTATGATGGGACACAAGATTTTTCAAAAAACCCTTCGTTGAGAGATATGCTTATTGATAGATATAGCAGGGTTATACAAGGAAGAACTTCTGATTTCGGGCAAACAAGCGTGGCTACAGCTACTATACGTTTAAAGGAACTCTTGGAAGATGAGCTATAAATCAGACTATACAGTAGTATCGAATAGGGTTCTCCTGTCGACAGGAGTTTCCCTCAAAGCTAAAGGACTTTATGCCATACTAATGACTGGTATTGATATAGGAGATATAAACAAACACAATAAGAATTCTTGGAAAAAAGAATGGGCCGAACTAGAAGAGGTTGGGCTTATAGTTAATAACGAAAGAAAACTAGATGTAGAAAAAGTTGTTGTACACACTCCAACTAAACAAAAACCTGAACCATTACCTAAGATTCCTAAAGAAGAGAGAAGAAAAGAGTTTTACAAGAAGTTAACTCCGTATCTAAAAAAAGGATATTCTGGAGAAATGCTTAGAAAATTCTACGATTACTGGACTGAATCAAACGAAAGCCCAAACTCTAAGTTGCTATTCGAAAAACAAGGAACATGGGACTTAAACCTTAGACTAAAGCGTTGGAAGGAGAATGGATTTGATAAAGAAGAAATTGCTAAATCCATAAACTACCAAGCACCTAAAAACAATTATGACTGATATACAGAATTTACCGCCATCTGATGTTAAAATAGAACGATTCGTTCTAGGAACTTTGATGATGGAAAAGACTGCTATTCATAAAGTAGCTAACAGACTATGGGATGAATGCTTTTATTTAGATACAAATCGATCTGTATTTCAAGCTATATCTGCCGTTCATCAAAGAGGTGATATCCCTGATATGCTAAACACAATGCATGAACTCAAAAAAATGGGATCAGGTATTGATGTAGTTTTTCTAGCTGAATTGACTTCTTCTGTAGGATCTGGAGAAAGTATAGAATCTCACAGTGTAATTCTTGTTGAACACGCTATCAGAAGGAAACTTTTAGGTGAAATGTTATTGATATCTAAAAGAGCTTGCGATCAGACAGAGGATGTTTTAGGTCTCTTGTCTACTGCTCAAAATATGTTAGCAGAAGCTTCAGGGAATATAGCTGGACAAAAATTCAAATCTATAAGAGATTTAGTTTTAAGTAATATTTCTGATATAGAAGAGAGAATGCAATCAGAAAAACCATTCTCAGGAATTGATATATGCTCAACACACCTTAATAGAAAGTTTGGAGGATGGCAAAAAGGGGATTTAATTATACTCGCTGGCAGACCTGGAATGATGAAAACAGGAGTTGTTTTAGATATGATTAGAAAAATGGCTACAACCAATTCTACTCCTTGTGCCTTTTTTAGTTTAGAAATGCCATCTTCTCATATAGTTAATAGATGGCTAGGACAAGAATCCTCTATACCATACGGGTCGGTACAGAAACATAAGCTAACATCTGACCAATACACGAAGGTTTTAGATGCAGGGTCAACAATAGGGTCTGCTCCATTATATGTAGATGATGCTTCAGGGATAACTGTAGAGTATTTAAGATCAAAGCTTTACAAATGGAAAATTGAACATGGAATTGAAGTAGTTGTTATCGATTATTTACAATTAATGACAGCAGGTAAGGGATATAGTGGCAACAGAGAAGGTGAGATATCACATATTTCTAGGAATCTAAAAATAATAGCAAAAGAATTAGACTTGTCTATTATCGCTTTAGCTCAACTATCTAGAGCAGTAGAGTCTAGAGCAGACAAGAGACCCCAATTATCAGATTTAAGAGAATCAGGATCTATTGAGCAAGATGCAGATGGTGTGGTTTTTTTATTGCGTCCATCTTACTACGGAATAACTGAGGATGAGAACGGGAATGATCTAACAAATACGTTAGAAATGATTGTGTCAAAAAATAGGCATGGAGGATTAGGTAGTTTGCTGTTTACTTGTGACCCTAGTTTATCAACATATAGTGACCTATTGTTAATGAATGAATTTTAATATTAAACTAATATACTATGAAATTATTCAGAACAAAATGTAAAGAGTGTGGAAGTAGAAATGTTTTATCTATTAATTACGGCATTTGCAAATACTGTGTTGAAAGGAGGACACGAGCTTAATAGCTTCTTCTACTGATTCAATCACATTATAAGAGACTCCGACACGTTCGAAGTCTCTTTTGCATTTTTCCTCTCCTTCTGTTAATTTTCTAGCAGACTTTGGCTTGTCTCCATCCTTTATTTCCACAATGAATAGATTACCTCTATATCCAACCAGAATATCAAAAGCATTCTTGAGTTGATGAGTGTTTAATACAGTACACCCAATATCTCTTAAGGATTTTACTATATCCTGATGATTTGAGTCTGTTCTAGCTGCCCTACGCATTAAAAAGTAACTAAATAACCCACTTGATAAGCTCCTAAAGTACCTGTTCCATCATTCTTGATACCAATATAATCCGCTATTACAACATCAATAGCTTTAGTCACATCAGTATCTGTGTTTTGAACTAAAGGAACGACATTCCCTGTAGCATTAGATCCTCCATCAACATAGGTAGTTCCCACTAAATCGTTATTTCGAATAATGATCTCAAAAGTATCTGAGGCAGCAACATGGCCTAACATGATTTGACCGAAAAACAACACTCCTCCTGCGGTCTCATCCCATGTGTCTGTAGCAGATGAAGCAACACTCCACGCTTGATGAAATGCAGTTATGGTAACGGAGTCAGGACGAATTCCTCTTACATCTCTTAAGTAATCTTTTATATAGTCTTTAGTTATTATAGTACTCATGGTATTAGGTGTTTTTGTATTAGTAAATATACTTTAATTTGTTATTCTTTTCAAGGGTCTCCAGTCAACAGTTGAATCTTTCGATTTAATTCACTAACTTGGAAACAGTTTAAAGTTTAATTTCGTTAATAACCCCTGTCTCTCCCAGATTCAGGGGTTATTTTTTTACTTACCATATCGTTCCTTTTGTTGGGTAAGTGCAGCACTAGCATCCTTTCTAAGATAAGAATATGACTTAGACTTATATTTTGCAAGGATAGTCAATAAAGGTTTGATTTTATCTTTCTCCTCTTTAGTTAACTTATTCTCCGACCCTTTATCTAATAAAGCCCTAAGTTCCCGTTCATACTGCTTAATAAGCCTACTTCTAGATCCCTCTTTAGCTCCTACCGAAACCTTCTGAGCCAAAAGGATTTTTTCCGTATTCCCATTAGCAGCTTCAAAACCCCTTCTTCCTGCATCAATTACAGAATGCACCCCTCCTTGTGCATAATTATTTAGAAAATCATATATAACCGATGGATTTATATCAACATTCCCGTTAGTGGCATCAAACAACACTTTTGTTATATCTTTTAGGTATTCAGGATCGTTTGCCTTTCCCATTTCGTAATTATACTCTTTAGAAAACTTACTGTATTGATCTCTATACATTGGATGTCCTGTGAAATAATCTACATTGTCTGAATATTCAAAAGGCCATTGAGCTAATGTAGGCATCCAAGCCCCTGCTTTACCCGTCATATCTTTATTAGCAGGCATAAAAGGCAACCATCCTCTAGCTTGTGAATATGTTTGATCTACAACGACTTCAGGGACAGTTTTTTTGCCCATAGCTAAGAAGAACAAGTCATCTATTATCGAGGTGTATTCTTGCATACCATTAGGTATAGGAATAGTGTAGATTTCATCCCCGAATGGAATCATCCAATTCCCCCTTATCTCATGATCATACATTTTCGACATAGTTTGCTTGTCAGGATTATCCTCCTCGCCATCATCATGCATATACATTGCTGCAAGATCAGCCACCCTCCAAGCAGCAACAGCCAAAAGTGTTTTTTGAATACGTTTTGATCTAATAAGACCTTTATTCATTACAAGCTTCCCTCCTACCGATGCGTTAGAAAACATATATAAAGCATTCATTATAACCCCTGCATCCCCTTTTTTATCGAAGTTAACAGTCAAGTTTTTAGCTATTTGAGCTGCTTTTTGATCACTAACACCCCTAGATGTCAAAGCTTCGAAAGCACTTAATCTAACCCCTAATTCTGTCATTTTATTAGCCATGATGATAGCTTTAAAAGAAGCTCTTAGAGGCAATACTCCTATATTAGTAACCCTTTTTATAGCCCCAACGCCAGGTGTTGATTTTTTAAACTTACTAGCCTGTTTATTAATCATTTTTTGAATAGACTGCATATCTGCTCTATCTAGAAAATCAATAGTTCCTCCAGCTTCTATTAATCGATTCAAAGCAGCATCGTATTTATTCGAAGGATTCCCTTTTCCTAAAGTAACTCTACGAACCGCACCCATCGAAGGGAAAACTCCTTTAGCTACAGCTCGTCTAACCCCCTTTTTATCATGCATAGAGATGTTTAGAAGAGCTTCTTGAAAATCTTTTGAAAAGTTTGTTGGGATAAATTCGATATTCAAAGCAGTTTTCCCTGTTTTCCAGAAATTGCCAGCAAATTGTGCTACCCTCAACGATTGTTTAAGCCATTTAGGATTCGGAGTTTTAGGGCCAAGGGATTTGTAAAGGTTGTAATCTCTAATCATAATCCATTTTAACTCTCCATTCTCCATGAATGGGATTGGCTCTATATCCCCTTTTTTAGTCGATATACCCACAGGTTTTTTATCAGAAACCTCCCATGCAACTTTTCCGTTAATCGTTGCGGTTGGATGAGATCTAATCATTTCAGCTACCCCTGTCAATGTCTCATTCTTATGAACATCTTGCAAAGCTCTTTGGTAATCTGAAAACATAGCCACTTCAGGATTTTCCCTCTCCCAGTAATCATATTTATCGCTTGGCTGCAACTTTTTAATATTATCACTATAAACTCCTCGACCTAATTTAGATGAAGGATCTGTCTTCTCTATAACTCTTAACGGGACATAGTTTTCAAACATTCCCTTTAGAAAATCTCTTGATTCAGCAGTGATAATCCCTGCATCAACTTTCATGTCTAATATATCATGAAAAGCCTTACCCATCTCTTTGCTAACGTCCTCTAAGAGTTTTAGTTGCTCTGGAGTGGATTCTCCTTTGATTTTATCAATTCTATGTTGAGCATCTTCTGTCGTGAATCCTGATGTTTTAACAGGGATTATTGAGGCTAAATCCGTTTCCAATAAGGCTTCCCCAGCTATATTTTCTATAACCTTATATAGCTCGTTATTGTGTGCCTCCCTAGCTTTATCTCTAAACACCTTTCTCTCATCTTTATCTTGAATTTTCTTAGCTTTTTCTAACTCTATATTTAAATCTTTATCTAAGCCTTTCTTGGCTTTACTCAACTCAGACATTATATCGTTAATAGTTTCTTCAGAAACACCTTTCTTTGAAAACCAATCTTTATTGCCTTTTTCTATCTCTTTTTTTAACGTTTCATATACAATCTCAGCACCCCTAGTGTTTCTTTCAGCAGCATGATTTAAATGTCTCCAAAACCCTACGTCACTTAAAGTCAACCCTTCTTCTCTAAGCTTATATAATATAGCGTTCTCATCTAATTTTCTCTCTCCAAATTTTTTGAGTGAAGTATTAGTGCTATATGAAAGTATATGGATAAGACCTCCATGAGAATCTTCTTCTGAAGATGAACCAAACCAAGTTTTAGCCCAATTATTAAACTTACCAGAAGTTTTTGTCCCTTGTAAATCTAAAAGAGCATATACATCAGCAGCATCTCCAATTGTTTTCTCAAAAGCTTTGCTATTCATAGCTTTTTTCATAGCCTTAGCTTCTTTATGACCAATTTTACCGCTATCTCTTTGTCTTTTTATTTCTTCAGAAACTTTTTTCCGATAATTCTTCTTGATTTTTTCTTGAAATACGTCCCATGACCTATCGTTATCAGCTATAAAATTGATAAAGCCATTCCAATAACTCCTTACAGTCTCAATCTTTGATTGTTCAACAATCTCTAACATCTCTTCGTTGTTGGATAAAACAGACTCTTCTATAGCTTTAAAAGCATAATAGTTTTTAACATTAGCATCTGTCATCTTAAATGTAGATGGATTGAAATCCGCTGTTTCAGGTTCTTTTAAATTAGATACTACCAATCCTCCTTTTCCTCTGGCAAGCTCGTTAGCTGCCATCTTAATCATTTTAGGTAAAGTCATCTTATTTAGATCGACACTTGGAGTTAACCTTAACTTCTTTGTTATCCAACTCTTGACATCATCTACCCATCTTTTTATCTTAGATTTATCCAACAAGTCCGCTACCTCTAAACCGATAGCCTCAGCAAGCCTTTCTTCTACTTCCTCAAGTTTTTTATCTTTATCTACATCAAGATCACCAAAATCTTCCTTCCATTCAGGGGAATTCTCTATCAAATCTATCCCTTTTTGAAATAACGCTGGGGATTGGTTTTTAATAGATTGAAGCCAAACATGAGCAAATTCATGAGGTAATGAATCTGGGCCTGACTGATCAATATCAACATAAACTTTGTTACCATGTTGAAATGCAGGGTCTGGAGATCCGACTTTTCCTTTAGCTATCCACGCATCTTGTATAGCTTGAGGATCTGTCTCTACATCAACACCTAAAACAGATTTAGCAAGCCTTTTAGCGTCTCTTGCAAAACGTTTCCTAGTTTTCTCTGAAGACCATTTTCTAGTAGATTTCTTTTGAGACTTTACCCTGTTACTTCTTTCTGTCGCCTTTTTGCTTTGTATATGATCAAAAACCTCTCGATCGATTGCTGCATGGTATTTAGGATCTACGCTATCTTTTAACTTCTTAAGATCTGCCTTAGTCTTAATCTTTCCTTCTGGAATAGCATGAACCTTAGCTGCCACTTCAGGAGGCATCGTTTTAGATATCCTCTTCTTAGATCTATCGGATCTCTCTGATTCTGTAGATGTAATAGGTTTTGTCTCAAAATTAGGCGCACTAGAATCCTTCTTAGTATCTTGTCCAGAGTCTTTGGAGGATTCTTTTTGAACGACTACTTTTGTTCCTGTTGATCCTTCTTGTACTGGCTTACTTTTTTTAGTTTTGCTGCCATCTTTTGAACCTTCTGTACTCGGTTCTGTTTTTTCATCTTGTATTCCATCTTTCTCTGTTTTAGATTCTAACTGAACCCCTGAACCTTCACTGATCTCAGTATCTCGTCCAGAGTCTTTGGAGGATTCTTTTTGAACTCTTCCTTTTGTTTCTTTTGTTTTTCCTTTTTTGGTTTCTTTTGTTTTTTCATCAACAGGTTTAGTTTTGGAACTCTCGTCAACAACTTTTGAGTCTACATCAGTTTCAGTCTTCGATTCTACTTTAGCTTTTTTAGCTTTAGCTAGATCTTTTAACTTTTCTTTAGCTCTTTTATCAGCTTCAACTGATCTTTCTTGCTGAATTGCTGCAACCTTTTGATCACGGCTGGGTTTAGGTTTGTCCTTTGATTTTTCACTGTTCTTCTCTTTTACTTTTGTTTCTTTTATTTTAGCTTCAAGATCTTCTTGAGTCCAATTTGAGGTGGCATTTTCTGATTCGAAAAGTTCTTTTTGTATTTCAACCTCTAAAATAGCGTCCTCATTCCTAATAAATTTAGTTTTGCCATTCTTATCCTTTACTCGGATAGCTGTAGTGTTACCTTCCTTGTCTGTTTCAACCCCTAAATAATCATACTCCTTCCCATAAACAACAACTTTATTTGACTCAGGATCAAACCCCATAACAGGAGAGTCTTCCGACAACTCTTTTTCAGTCCCTACTGTGGATTTATCTTTTGATACATTTTTAACCCCTAGTTCGGTTGGCGTTTTACCCGATAACCCTCCTTCTATAGTGTGTACGTCTCCATTATCATCTATAACATGATATCCATCGTCCGTTTTAGATAAAGCCCCTTCAATTCCTTCGTAATTAACTTTTTCTCCTACAGAATCATCAAAATCATTTATAGTTTCTTCTTCTGCACTCAATCTATCTTGCTCTATAGCATCTAATTTAGAAAGATTATCATCAATTTTTTTATCGAAGAACTCTGTTTCTTCTTTACTATCAGATTTCTCTTTCAAAGACTCGTAAAGTACAATTTCATCCTTTAATTCATTTTCTGTTTTTTCATCAGACTCAGCTTCTACTTTAGCTTTTTTATCAGCTTCAGCCTCTGTGTCTGTGTCAACCTCCGTATCTACATCAGCTTCAGCCTCTGTGTCTGTGTCAACCTCCGTATCTACATCAGCTTCAGCCTCTGTGTCTGTGTCAACCTCCGTATCTACATCAGGTTCAGCCTCTGTGTCTGTGTCAACCTCCGTATCTACATCAGGTTCTTCTATAGTCTCAAGTAAAGCTTTAGACTTGTCGTCAATCTTCTCATCGACTGCCGACTCTATTTCAGTAAGACCTAAATAATCTTTAAGTGATGTTCTTAATTCTGGAGGCATAGACTCTATATGCTTAGTAGCCCATTTAGTAATATCTAAGTTACCTGCATTAGCTCCTGCAATAATACCCATTCCCATTGTGCTGACTAAGAAAGCAGCTCGTTGCTTGTCATCCTTCATCATTGCAAAATACTTGTCAAGACCATCTTGACTTATCGTTTGAATAGACTCTTCAGTAAACTCACCCATTGAGCCTCCTAACATCTTGGCGATCATTTTTATGGTAGCAGTATCAGCCCATTTAGCTATCCCTGGCAATTTAGATATTAAAGATACAGCCAAATCAGCACCTGCCTGTCCAGCAGCACCTGATGTGAAATTAGCTCCTTTTTCATTATACAATAAATTAACTGTTTCATACTTCAATCCAGTCTCAATTAATTTAGGAGCATTTAATATTAAATTTGCGCCAGCCTTAGCAAAAGGATTTGTTGTTGTTTTTTTTACCTTATCTACCGCAGAAATTAATTGAGCATATTGTCCAACAAGTGCTGGATTTAACCCTTCAAATAAACCTATAGATCCTTTTAATACTTTACTTCCAGCAGCCATTTTAATCCCTAAATTTGCTGTTGTTCTCATAGTACTCGCTACTAAATCCTGTACTTCAGGATTTTCAACATATTTTTTAAGGCCATCCGTCATTTGGAGATTATTCTCACTAAAAGACTCAGATATCAACTTTCTAAGTTCCATTGGGTCTGACAAACCTGCGGATGTAGTATTCGCGGATATTTGCGTCTCATTGTAGCTATCAGGTAAAAAAGAAAACATCTCTTGAACACCTTCGTAAGTTCCTGAAAAAGCATTACCTATAGCTTTATGAACACCATATTCTTGTAATGTAGGGCCAAAAAACAAATCCCACCCCGTAGGGAAATCTGTATTATCAGGATCTGGCTTCTCCCATCCAAAAACCTTAATTGGATCAAGATTTTTTTCAGCCATAGTATATAAAATCTGATATTTACGTACCAAATCTTGTATCTCACTACCCTCCATAAATTTCCCCTTCAAAAATAGACTCCCCTCATCTAGTTTCTGAAGATTATCCATCCATTCATTCCTAGACTCCCACCCCATCGTGTGAGGGTCATGCCTAGATACAGCTTCTTTAAGCATTGGGAAATATTTCTGATAAAGAATATCTTTCCACACCTCTTGTTTAGATTTACCTACATTCTTAACCATTTTAGAATAATCGATAAACTCCTTCATTAAAGTTATATCGCTTTCTTTTTCTTTTGGGGTTGCCGTACCCCAATGCATCCTCGTCTTGTCTGTAGCCTCCTCTAAATCTAGTCCTAGATCGGACATAAGTTTTTCTGACTGTCTGCGATATTCACTATGTAAAACCTCTTGAGAAGCGTTATTAATCCTTTGCTCTTCATTATATCCTGCAGTAGGATATATTTTTCTAAGACCAGATAATTCATGAGTAACTAAAGCTAACTGTTTTAATAAAACACCCTTCTTATCTCGTAACGACTGAGCTTCAAGCTCCATCCGTTCTTTACTGTCAAGTCCAACAGCAACTAGCTGTTTATTATCTACATTAGAATTATATTCTTCTTGAACAGCATCAAGTTGTCTAATTATATCTTCCTGAGATTCATTTAATCTATTAGCCTTAAGTTGAAAAAATCTAGGGGCAGCATCTACACTAGGTACATCGATATCAGGCAAAAAAGCACCAAACGATGTTCCTTTTAGCTTTTTTAGATCTTCTTGAGAATATTCAGACATTGTTTTAACATTGCCTTTTATTTTCTCTAGATCGGTATTATACCTGTTTTTTATGTCTTTTTCACGATTAAACCCTGCTTGATCCTTCTCTTCCTCTCTTTTTTTTAGGGCCTCAAAGCTATTTAATTTAGGATTCAAGTTTCCCATCCAATCACTAACACTTCTAGTATCAACGTTATTTACACCTAAAGGGGAGTATGAATCAACAGATCTATAAAAATCAATAGTACTTGTTTCATCGTATGGTTTCGGATGATCTACAGTTAATGGATCGCCATACATCTCATCTTTAGGAGTCTCTTCTGCTAAAGTGTCATCCCCTAACGTAAGAGGTTTTAGTTTCTCTCCATTAGTCTCTTTAGAAGAGAGGTCTTGAGAGCCATTCGTAGACTCTTGAGAAGATTCGTTTTTTTTTACAGGTAAGGTTATATGATCTTTATAGTCAGGGTATCTTTCTATCCATTTTTCCGCTAATTCTAAATCAGGTACATCTTTGTTTTCAGGATGTTTCTGTTTTATGTTTGCAGCAAAATCTTTGTAATCTATTTTTGATGGGTTGTTATTATCTCCTTCGTTAGGCATAATTATTAAGGTCTTGGCTTTACTAAATCGTTATCAATAATTGGATCTTCAGTCGCATTCCATATTTCAGTCCAAGATTTTCCTTGATATCCAGGATCACTTAAAATTGTTTTTAGTCTAGTTAATTTAAGATTATATTTATCCTCATCCGCTACTGTCCATTTACCTTCTCTAACCTTTGCTTTCTTATCTTTAGCTAATTCATCAATTTGATTATCAAAAAAGCCAGAAAAACTCTTAGGCAAGATATTATATATATTTTGTTTGAGCTTTGCAGTCTCGTTATCAATCTTTCTCATTTCTTCAGTACCAGGGCCACTTAACCCCATTGATTTAAAGAAATCTAGATTTTTCTCGTAGTGTTCTGTAAAATCTGCACCAGTTAATTTAGACCCTGATCCCTGAGCTAATTGAGCACTCAAATCAGAAACTAAATGAACCATTTTTGCCTGATCCCCAACCTTTATGTTATAAGTGTTAGTGGTTAACCATTTAACTCCCTTGGCTTTATGTACTTTTTCATCTAAGCCATCCATATATGTATCACCCTCTTTTATAGGTGTCTGAACCAATAGAGCGCCATTATCACTATTATATGCAAACCTAAGTTTACCTTTATCTGGGATTATATAATTATACGTTTCTCCATTTATCTGAACAGGGTTTTCTATAGCCCCTGAAATTAAAGCAGGTATCTTTTTGTCAAATTTAGATATTTCTTTTTCCTTTTCTCCTGATCCATAACTAAACCCTTGATTCTCTGTAACAATCTTAGATGTTGCAGTCACTTCCTTTTCCTGCTCGGCCCACATTATATCTCTAGCTTTTAGATTTATCGCTTGCTCTAAATATCCTTGTCCTTTGTAGGATCTCCAGTCCTCTCTTCTAGATATCTCATCCCCTACTTGCCCTGGTTTCGCTCCTATAATTAAATGACTTGGTAATTCGTTTTCCAAAGCTTTTTCTTTTGATAAATACATATCATAAGCCTTGGTTTCTGTTTTACCCATAAATTGAGCAATCCACCCTCCATCTGAAAAATCACCTCCTGCTGAATTAGCCACAAGTTTTTGTGCCTGATTAAACTTTAAAAGTGTCTCAGGACTATTAGCCCAAATCTCATCTTTGTTTTCATTTATAAACTGAAGGTATCTAGGGTCTTCTTTAAGAACCTCATATTTAACCCAACTTTTTCTAGTGTCATCAGCTAAGACAGACTCAACCTGTTTTGGATGTATCTCACTAGGATTTTCTGCAGGATTACCTGCCTCATTCGCAAGAGTAAAAGATGTTTTTTTATTTATCCATTGAGCAAAATTTATTCCTGCAACAGATTCTGAATCTAGAAAATCTCTATAATTAGTATTTTTAAAATCTTTCGCCCATGTATGAATAGCATTCGTTCCATCATAGTTATTTACAGAGCCAGAATCCCATGAAGTAACATACTCAGGGTGATTAGGATCTGCGGTTTCTTGAAACCATATTCCCGAAGTTATATTTGCCTGTCCTTTATCGTATAAGGATGATAAACTGGTTACTGTATTAGTTCTAGCAACATATTCATCATTAAGAGCCGTGTTTCTAGTTGAAAACGATTTTGCCTCTAACTCCTTCTGAATGATAAAAGGAGTTGGATCATCCCCTGAATCAAGAAGTTTAACCAATTCAGCACCCGTCTTTTCCATATTATCGGCAGCGTGTTTTGCTTGTTTTTTGCTAAACGCAGCGATATTATATTTCACATCACCAGCATTCTTTAAAGCTTGAGCATCCTTTTTTGCTTTTGCTTGAGCCTTAGCATTATCTTTAGCCGATAATTGACCAGCCAATTTCTCAAAAGAATGTAGAGGCTGCATAGCAAACTTACCTGCTTTACCTATATCTTGAGATAAAGCACTAGTTGCCTGTTCTGAAAAAGGTGATTTTGTAGCCATACTATTTTTATACTCCTGGGATCAGACTTGGTAATAATTGTAAAATATCAGATCCTGCTCTACTAACTGAATCAAAGAACTGCATTTGATTGTAGTCTCCTGCAGAGTCTAACATATTTTTCTTTCTCCTATTATATTGAAATTCTTGATTCTTGTTATAATCGAACTCAACATCTCTTCCTGCAGCTACCGCTTGATTAGATTGAGCTAATCCACCCATCATGCTTTGTTGGAATTGTTGTTCTTGCATGGCTAAATTCTGTTGAGAACTAGCTTTCTGACCTTGTGCGCCACTAATAGCTGCCAACTGATCAATAGCCGAACCTCCTATTTTATGTGCCCCAGCGACCGTCTCAGCCATTCCTTGATCAATCTGATTCTCTACAATTCCTGCTCCTGCCATTCGACCATTCTTAGCGGCCTTATACATTGCATTAGTATTCAGTAAATCTTCAGGCATAGTATACTCAGGACGAGTATCATCAATCTTCTTTGCTTGTTTTTTTTGAGAAAGACCTTTGATCCCTCTAGCAACCCCACCAGCCATCATCATGTTTAGTAGCATAATCTTGTTATTTTGTTAAATATACGAATTTTATTTTACATTGTCGTGTCCTGAACTAATGAAGAACCCTACGTTTGCAGACCTTAATAAAGCCTGTGTAGCATCCTCGTTCTTCCACGTAATCTCAATATAGTCACTTCTCATTTCATCCCCATGTAATAATGGAGTTTGAGGAGACACCACATTTGGCGTATTCTCATCCCTAAATAAATAAGAATAAAATACCCCCTCATAATCTTCAAAGTCTGAATCTAAGGTACTTGTTGATTGTCCTGGTTCATTAGTAATAGCATCGGCATACCATACAACATTTCCTTCAACACTTAAATCTTCCCATAACTTAATAGCTTTAGGGTATTTATTAGATACCGTTTTTATACTAGCATCATAATTTACCCCGTAAAACTCACCATAAGAAGAATTAAATCCATGCTTATATAATTTACCATCGTCAAACGTTAGTAGTATATTGTTTATTCTCCCCATCCATTCTGGAGTGTAATTCCAAAAACTAACCCATCTCTCTCTCTTATTAGACCATGATAAAGCTATTGCATAAGCAGAAGTGAAGTAGGTACTCCCGTCTATATCTGCCGAGATTATATACTCATCATTTAATGGATCATACTGCCCTAGTATATTAGCTGTTCCACTATTCCCTAAAGCACTAATAGTCATTCGACCTAACAAGTTAGATAGAGAAGCTACCTTTATATCACTAATAGGGAACATTCCGTTATTACCATAACGCCATATCTTACCTTTAGTTGCATCGAACCCATACACTTGAGAACTGTATTGAACAATACTCTCTGGATTTAATGTTCCATATCCCCCTTGTAAAACCCTAGTAGTTCCTAGAACTTTATCAGATGTAACTACATTTGATTGTCCTGAATTATCAGTGTATTCAACTTTACCCACATAGATCGATACCGTATCCTCTTCATGAATAGACAGGAGAACCGATCCTTCCTGTTGAACATCTCCAGCTCCTTGTAGTTTCTGAATAGGGCCAAGCTCCGAGGCTAGTATTTTACTGTTTATTGAATCAAATGTTGATGTGCCATTTAAATTACTCTCATCAATAAATGGATCACTGAACCTTATCCCAGTTTTTATTCTTTTTTGTTTTAATTCTATATCTGCATTTATCCTTCCAAAACTAGGAGCATCTAGATTAGATGTTAAATTACTCCCTTGAGAGAAGTAGAAAGCTCCTGATACAGACGTGTGGTTGTAATAATTATAATAAGAATCTCCTATTTGAAATCTATAATCACCAGATACAAAAATTGATTTCTCTAAAGTACGACCAGATTCATAAGGATCTATTACTTTGTATGTATCTCCAAACTCATAAAACACATCATCAGAAGTATTTACTCTTGGAGTGTATATTTGAGCTATAGAAGGTGTTGTAGATCCACTATAATTTGCAGACGAGATCATTGCACCACTACTTATTTTAAATGAAGAGACTCTGATTGTAGATGTTGCCCCTGGACTAACGTCTAATTTACTCACCCTATACCCAATGTAAGATGGGTCAAAAGAACTAGGTGCTATTATATAACCAAACATAACATAAGTATTATTAAAGGTTATATCAACGCCTTCTTCTCCTCCAACAGTTAATAAAGGATCTGATTCAGAAAAAACAACAGTAATTTCCTCATCTGATCTTCCAGCATCAGCATAAAAAGTAATACACATATCATCAGGGACTTCTCCTGATGTAGTAACTGTCATGTTAAAGAAATAAACCCCATTCCTGTTCATTGCGACAGGGTAGTTAACCACGTCAGAAACAGCATAAAGATCTGATGCTCCCCCAGTTGGGGCAGGGAATGTAACTTCTATTGCTGAATTTGAAATATAACTCCATGTTGAATATGTAATAGTTCCAGCACCTCCTGTTAAATCAACATGAACTAATTCCACATCTTGACCAGCAGAAGTCCACCAATCTTCTCCATTTGGCGCACCACCTGCATCAAACGAAAAACTAGGATCTCCATCATAGTTAGGATCAGGAATAAGATTAACTCCTTGCTCGTCATTGATATCCCATTCTGCACGAACGTAGTTTTGACCACTTATCTCCTCAACACCCAACACAAGAAGATCATAAAAAACACCTGAATTTTTAGGGGGATACCATACTATCCTATCTCCTTCTGAATAATTATATGCTGTTCCTGTCTCAATTAATGAAGTTGTATTAATCAACACCTCTATAGGTGTTTCATCATTGATTGTTTTAAGAAAAATTAAATTATCAGAATCAACATCGTTCCCGTTATCATCTTTATACCTACCTTTAAAATAGATTAAAGATGTGCCATCAACTTTTTCAGGCTGACCAACCCATGTGTAACTAGTCATTTTAAGGTTCTCAGTTATGCACAATCTATAATGAGATGCCCAATCAGGAATATTAGCTGCGTTGTTTTGAAGAATAAAGTTTAAGTAATATAAATTATGATTACCCCCTGTAGTTGCTGCAATAAAAGAACTATCAAATATTAAATCATCACTTGTTGTAACTCCATTCGTTCTTCCGTAATCATCAAAGAAAACCACTCCTACCTTGTATTTCCCATTAGGAGATAGACACCCTTCATAATTCTGTGGAAAAACATAAGACTGCTCTATAGCTTCGTTAAATACCGTATTGACTAATAAATCTTGACTATCATATCCTTCAACATAATTACCTAATAAGACTCTGTTATCTATACCGACTAAAGCCTTCCCATATAATGGAACAGCATCTACTGTTTTATCAACCTCAGAACTAGGAACAATATAACTATCATCTTTATTCCTAAACGTAACCCATGTGCTTAATAATCTAGTAGTAGCGAAATCTAAACTCTTAAACTGCTTATAGCTATTTAACTCTCCATCTTTAAATGCTATTTCAATCTTATCTATTAATTCATCATACTTTGAGCTTGACAGCGTGGGTTCTCCAGTCGATACACTTAAGTCGATATAATTATAATCAACCTTAGTGTAAGTAGCCTCAAAATCATTAAAATCAGTAGAGTAGCTTTTACTCTCAGGACTCCATACACTTCTCTCCCCATCCTTATATAAATATCTATAGATAAACCAATAAGGCTTCCCTCCTAAATTATCTTCCTCACTATCTTCTCCTCTAGTTCCATCTATAGGATACATTGGAGGTCTCTTAATTAAAGATATGTGATCCTCAATTAATGGAGTAGAATAGTTTGCAACCTCAACTACATTCAACTTCCTGTACGGATTCAAATCATCACCCCAACATAATTGGTTATCAATAAACGATGTGCCCGTAATTTTATTAGACAAACTAAAGTTTAAAATAGGATCTTCAACTATCTTATAAATAGTCTCATCTGCGAATTTATACTGTAATATACAGTGATTTGCATTACTATTATATAGAAAGTAGAATGCAGAGTCTGAATTCCTATCTTCATAAAACCCTATAACCGTATTATCCCCTGCAGGAGGAGATGCGCCAGATCCATCCAACAACTTAATTGTCGTTACCTCTTCATTCCCTAATACATTCTGTACTACATTTGAATTTCCTAATAAAACACCAGGAGCATCTACCCTAATGTTTAATGCGGATCTCCAGTCCTCAGCAGGAATAGTTCTAGGATCGTCATCTAAATTTAATCCTCCAGTAAAATTATGGGTGTTAGTATCTTTCATTAAGATTTGAAATTCATGTTAAATGCAGCTCTTGTAGCGTGAATTATATCTTCTACAGTTAAAGGTTTCAACCTTCTCTTAGCTAATTTAATATTATTTGAGTATTCTCTTTGCCTTCTATTAACAATATATTCTACAGGCTGTCTTCTATCGCTTTCAAACTTCCATTTAATGTAAGACTTGCAAGCCTCTTCTGCAATGATAGGAACAAAAGTATCTTCTCCGTAAATTATATCCGAACTAATATATTCAATGTATATAGTTTCACATGTAATATTAGAACTTAATTGAATAGCCCCATTATCAATAGTAAAGCTATTCTTTATTTTACTTGCTCCATACCCGTAAAACCCTCCTGTATGCTCTCCATAAGAGTTTAAAGGATTAGAGAACCAAGATCCATTGCTATAGTCAAACGATGCCTCATCCTCTTGTGAGTGAGTGCTAGGGTTTGGTTGATTAACTCCGCATTCAGATGTGTCTGTATATAAAGCTAATTCTTCATCATGTAGAAAAACCTCAACATGGTCTCCAACTCTAACTCCGATCTTTACCGTGTCAATATAATCATCAGGTAAGGTGACCCTTTTTAATGAATCAACTTCAAGCTCTCTAGTTTTTACATTCCTAGAAGCTCCGACCATGGTGAAATAATCCCTTAGAAAATCAATGCCATAGCTTTTATACAATGCAAACTTATGCATTCCAGTCTCTCCCATCTCAGCTAATGTCCTCTTTACAACATCCCTAAGTGGTTTATATCCTGGTTGATCAGCTATTGGTTTCTGTGGCTGATTTATATTATCTCTATCAAAGGAGTTGTCTCCTCCTATATTAAATACATTTGGCATTATTGATTAGGGTTTTTATCTTCTATAGAATCATTTGTCTTGTCTTCAGGGTTCTCCAGTCCAAGTACTTTTAAACACTCTACTACCACAGCTTCTTGAAACTCATAAGGTAAGAAGAATTGTTCAGAGTCTGTTAATTCTTCTGGGGCAACTAACACAAGTTTGATAGTTACACTTGGTGGAATATTACACATGTTGTGAAAATAGACTCTATTCTTTTCAATCGAATAAGCAACCTCTCCAACTAAAGCATCCTTAAAAAAGGAAACCATACCTGCAGCAATTGGCATATAAGGATTGTTAATATTCTTTGACGGATATATTTCTTTAACACCCCTGTTCTCTGGCAATGCAAAAGGAACAGTCGGGAGATCCACATAGTTTAATCCAGTATTAACATCTTCAGCAACAGACTGAGCATAATAAGCATGGATAAAATGAAAATCCTCAACATAATCAAACGTTTTAAATTTAGCTGTCAAATGCTCAACAACTACTCTACTAGCAACTTGTTTAACTAATAGAATTATATCCTCACGCTCAATGGAACTATCTCTAGAAAGGCTTCCGCCTCCATATAAAAGTTCTACTTGCTCTGCTAATGTTCCTAGTGTAATAAAAGCCATTATAAACCTGTTTGTTTTCTTGCATTAGACGCTTGAGATATAATTGGGTCTTCCAATCTATTACCTAGATATTGCAAAGCTCTTTGTTGGATTTCTGGAACATCTTCCTTACTCCACTCAAAGTCGGTGCTTGATCCATCATCATATACGGGCCGACTACTAACTACTGTATACGCCCATTCAACATCTGTAGGCAATGCCCAATAACTTAAATTCACGGAAGCAACAGTTGTAGGAGAAGCCTCTATTGAAGTAGCCTCTAATCTAACTACTGGTTTTAAATCTGTAGGTGCAGCCGTAATTCTACTCAACCTATAAGACCAATCCTTATCATCAATAACTTTTGCCTCGACTCCTGCAGTAGTTCTTACCATGGAGTCATATGCATAGTCACTAGGTAAAGACCCTATTCCACTAGTTAAAGATATAGTAGCAGTCTTTTTAAATGGTCTTAAGCTATTGTATATTTTCTTATTCCTTTCTGGGCCTCCTGTCAACAAGACTCCCTGTTGAAATTGCTTCACATGACCTATGTATTCATTAAACAAATCAAGACTCGCATTGTTAATTGCCTGATCAATACCTTCAGGAGTCAACCATGACGATCTCTCTTTTTTTAACTGCCTCTTTATGAAGCTATGTATATCTCCAATTATCGCCATTATATATCTCTATTTTCGTTTGATTCAGAAATATCACTCCATCCAGACTTTTGTTGAGACAAGTTCTTGTGAAAAGAATAACTATTACCTCTAGTATGAACATACTCTGCCGTTACATAATCGATAGGAGCATCATAAGTTTCTAACAATGTTTTATATAAAGATATCATATCTCTATTAATCATATAAGCATGACATCCTTCAGCCTTATCAATCCTTCTTAAACGAAATCCACCCTTGAATGTTTTAGATGGATTACCTTTTAAAGGCCAACATCCAAAATGAAACATCTCCCAATCATCAGGTAGATTATCTAAAAACACTTCGTAATCATTAAAGTATTTTTTAAACTTTACATCATCCTCCAAGATAATTATTTTATCATAATTATTATCGATAGCATCTTGAAGAATGTCGATAGTAGCTAACCTTAAACTCTTAGCACCTGCAGGATATCTACCTAGAAAATCATCATCAATAGATAATGTGTCTTTATCCACAGGTACAACTCTTTCAGCCGTTATTCCCAATCTAGAAAATTCAGACTCCATGTCGGAACGCCTATCCGTTCTAGCATCTAGATTAATGTAGTATATTTTATCTGCTATATTATTTAACATATTATGATAATCTTAACCAAGGTATATATTGAGTTGCACTTGTACTACCAATTGTCGCTGGGGCTGAAGCTGTAGCTTCTTTCTTAGCTCTATCTGTAGAGGATATTGTTGCGTCAAAGAATCCATATTCATTTATTGAACCTGTTGGTATGTGGACGTAAATCCAATACTCCATATCTTTATATAGTTGAATAGGTGCGCTAAATGTATGAGTCAAAACACCTGTTGCTCCAACAACAATAGCTCCACTATCTATAAGCGTAGTTCCTCCACTATCAAATACTCCTACTGTTATGGTTTCTGCGCTATCAAAAACAGTACAGAAAGCTTTAATCTCCTTATATGTAGCATTATCTTCTACAATAGATTTAGCATAATACGCTTCATCTGTGAAGTCTTGAGAACTATTCATCATCAAATAAGGAACAGTTTCATTTATTCTCATTTTACCTGCCCTAATCTGATCGTCAACATTACCTATAACAGATACGTTATTAGATACTGTGTTATTATGATGAGTGTGAACAGAGCCAACTATAGTAGCAACACAACCTGAACCACTAGCATAAAACAATGTCCCTGTATAATAATCCCCAATTTCTACATTACCTAATGTAATAGTTTGATTTGTAGTGAGACTAAATATATAGTTGTTATTTGTTGTTAATGATTCACTAATTAATCTTCCTGACCAATACAATCCATCTACTTGAGAGAAAGGTATTGAGTTTGGTTGGTAATACAAATCACCAATAAAGGTTAAATTAGTTGTTTGATCAAAAGCTTTTGGAGAAGATCCTGTTACAGAATCTGATCGATGAACATTACCATAAATAACATTATCAGTCCCTGTATATACAGCCCACCCATCAGTCGTTATAGTTCCATGTATATGAACTCTATCGCAATTATAAAGACCTGCAGATCCATTATCATAACCTGCAGTCTGCGTGTATAAATGACCGAATATTTTTACATCATCCGTATTATTCAACATCCCTAATACTGATGGATGTGTTGTTGTGTCTCCTGTTTGAGTTAGTTGACCGAAAACAGTTAAATCAGTGCATTGATTAAGAAGCATTCCTTCACACGTAATATCTCCGTGAATCTGTCCTGAATCACAAAAATAAAAGCCAGTCCCTAATGCACTATTAACTCTCCCTGTAATATTAAGAAAATCAGAAAGTAATGCTATACTATTCCCTATAGCTGAAGCAGCAGACATATATAAATCACCTACAATATTTACATATTGACAAGCATACATTATAGATGAACAACTAACTACATTTATATCCCCAACTATTGAAGGATAATCGCACGTGTTAAATAAATAAGAAGATGGTGAAGCACCTACAATATCCCCTTTGACTTTTATATAATCCGAAGATTCTGCAAATTCAGAAGATCCATTAACATCTACATAACCACTTAATGAAAAGTAATCGCAATTCGATAACACCTTCCCTGAGTCACAAATTATATCACCTGTAATATTCGCGTTGTCAATATACTGAAACATTGCAGAACTTGTAGAAGTCCCTGTTCTTGATATATTTCCTAATACAATCAAATTGTATGCATGAGGAGAAGATTGTCCCACAAATAAAACCCCATTGCTTTGAGAAGTGATATTCCCTGATATAGAAACATTATCACATTCAGTTGCGACAGATATACCTGTATTAGACAATACTTCAATATCACCATCAACCTTAATGTTATCTGTTTGGTAAAATAATGAATTAGCCTCAGAAGAAATATGCCCTTGTATATATACAGTGTCTGAACCATTCACCATATAAGTCCCTCCTGGTTGATTCTGATATATAGTTCCAAACACTTTTACATTATTACTACTATCGATTACTTGATTGTTAATTGTTATCAAGTCTCCATATACAGTGACATTATTTCCTGACAATACCTTACAGTTATTTTCACTTACAGTATTACCATGGATCTCCAGTCTACCCGTTGTTAACGCAGTACACTCTATAATGTAATTTGTCCCTGAAGCTTCAGCATTCACTATATCCCCATGGAAAACCAATACACTAGCTGAATTAGTTAAACTAATAGAATTGGTAACAGCAAAAGAAGTATCGTCTAGCTTGAAATGTCCAATCATTCGAACATCACAAGAAACCCCATTATCAGTAATTAATGTTCCTCCAGAAGTGTTATCTAAAACACAACCATTACCTACTATAGTAGTTCCATCAAGCAATATTATTTGCTCATCAAAATCACTTAGTATCCAAAAAATATCTCCAGTTATTGCATCTGCCCTTGCATCTGCATACGTTTGATATGGCTTAGTTATATCCCCTTTGACTGGAGCCCCAACATACCCGTTGTTATCCACAAACAAAACCCTGCTTAATAAAGAGGCAAAGTTCGCTTGTATAAAAGTTGTTATCTGAGTAGTTTGTAGTTGATTGATTACATTTTGAACACCACTTAAAAAGCTTTGATCAAATGTCTGTACAGGAAACTCATCGATCCTATATCTAGTTCTAGCATTAGACATTGCTGAATACTTCTCTCTGTCTGTTAATTCACAGGGAAAAGAAGTTGTTAGGTATCTAATAACAGCGTCAATCTTATTTATTCGCTCTATCTCACAAGATATATCCTTACCATTATCAATCTTCTCACAGACCTCTAAGGCTATCTCATGAAGCTTTTCAAAAGCAGCATTTATAAATGTGGTTACTTCAGTATTTACTGTTGGCATATTACGCAGTGGCTATGGTACAAACAACATCAGATAAGCAATTCTCGTAATTCTCCAACTTCTCTACCAAATCTTGAGCTACAGTGTAATTTGAATTCTCAAACTCATACTGAATCAACTTTAACATAGCGTCAATAGTTATGTATGTAGTCCAATCCTCATCTTCTTTTGTAGATTGATATTGTTTTAAAGCCTTAGAATGAAGTATATTTAGATTACTTAAATCGTATGTATTGAATGTCTCACTTTGTAATGGGAATATACTAGCAGTTCCAGCAGCTAAAGCCGTGGTTACAGTAGTCATTCCTGAAAGAGTAGTCGTTGTATATGAATATGGCCCTGCTCCAGTTACACCAGTCACTTCATAAAATGTTGTATTACTTGGATCATACACTAATTCGCTAATCGAAAATTGCGAATCACTAGGGTATGAGTTTCCTACACTATCAAAATCCTGAATAGTATACCCAATCATTTGATACCAACCATCTAGGTTTAGAGCAACAAACCAATCAGTTACAGAGGTGGGTGTATAAGTGTCAACTGCCACAACCTCATCTCCATCATTTCTTTTATTGACAGTAGATTCTAACCATAAGGTTACATCAGCTCGATCTTGATTTGGAGAACCATATCCTCCAGGATTGCTATCAACATTATACGTTCCCGTATTATCCGATATCTGAATCTTAGTGTAAGTACTATTTACACCTGCTTTTAATAATGCTAAATCTAATGCCATACTATATAATTAAAAAAGGGAGGACAAGCCTCCCCTTATATTACTTTTCGTTTTTCTTTTCTGCCTCATCAATCATCTCTAACATCTGAGCATATACGGCTTCTCCATCATTCGTTAAAAAGAAATTATACAACTCCTTCTTTTCGTCTCTGCCTTTAGTCACAGAGCAAAATGATGAATCACCATCAAACCATCTCCAAGCATTCTTAGAGTATTTGACAATCTTTAATTCTTCTGCATACGTAATGTCACCAATGAATTTAACCTCAGTATCATTTACTAAGTTCAATATTCTTTTAGCATTGTCATTCGAATGATCTGAAAACTTAATCAAACCATCTCTCATTACATCTGCATTACTATGAGTTGGTTTACCCAATCCTCTGCAATATTCAGTAAGCTCTCCATGACCCATTTTAGTTATCGCTACAACAGCTTCTGCTTTTATAGAAATATCCGCTACAGATTTTTTAGCCTTCTTGACAACATCATCTTCCCTAAAGATATACTTCATTGGAGATCCTTGCCACTTCTTATCTTTATTATCTCTATTCCAGATACACAACTTCAAGTATTGATACTTTGCTGCATCTCTAGTTTTTTTCCCATTACATACAATCTCACCTGCATTAGATCTCTCTAATAAAAGTTCTCCTAGCTTTGGCATTCCATCAACACCTGTACCAATCTCAAATGCAATATCTATCTCTTTACCTTCATACTTTCCTTTACCTACTTCAACAGCATATGGATCGTATATTCTACACTTAGGTGGGATGTTCTCCTTCACAGACATATTCCATCTCTTCTGAGTCTCATTCCACTTCCTGTTAGTTGTAACAAACTTCTTTGTATCGAATCTACTCAATACAGCGTCTGCTTCTTCTAAAAGCTTCTTTGATATTTGATTGTACTTTACTTTTGTTTCCATGTTTATTATTGGGTTTGTAATTCTTATGGGATCTCCAGTCTATAAAAGAAGGGGAGAAGAATTAAACTCCTCCCCAATCTAATTTATGCAGGAGTGATTTTGATAAATCGATTCGCGCCAGCAACACGAAGGCCACACTCAGCTAACCATTCTAATTCAATAGAATCATTGTTAGTGACTTCCTTTTCCCTTTTCCAATGTCTGAACAAACGATCCTCAATAGGACTAGACTTGTACATTAAAGAAATTGAATCCAACTTCTCATTTGAACTAGCATCTTTTACCGTATCCAAAGGAATAACATATCCTACAGAAGGCCAGTTTCCACCATTTGCCGAAGCAGTGATTTGTGCATGGTTCAACGCATCAAAGTTTTTCTTATGGAATACATAACCACCTTTAACGAATGAGTCAACACCTAAGTCAATAGCTTTCTCTCCACCATTACCTTTTCCGAATTGATTATATACAATACCACCATTTCTCATAGTGTCTGTAATCAAGTCATCAATGTCCAAGTTTAATTGAATACCAGCTAACAGCAGGTTTTCTTTAGGGGCACGTTCGATACTAAGAGTCTTCACCATGTCATTGATATACGCCATGTCATCAAATGCGATAGTGTAATTCTGAGTTTGACCATTAGTCGTAATCTGCTCATCAAGACCTGAAGTTACATATACTGTATTTCCAGATGCATCGACAGGAGTTCCTGCTTGTGCTAAAAGTAATCCATACTCCATATCGTTTTTCATATCGATATAAGCTGAATCCGCAACTTCATAGTAGTAATATGGTTGACCATTTACTGTAAACTCAATTTTATTAGTTGCTTCAGTACCAGTAACCTTAGCTTCCTTCTTATAAATTTGAGTGTTGTTACTATACTGTAAAGGACTTACAGAGATAGAATTAGGTTGATCAGTTCCTTCTGCAAACGCAGTACCAATCTTCACGATAATATCAGTAGCAGCAACATTACCGCCAACATCCTCAGTATCTATAACAGGATCAACTGTGATAGTGTGAGCACTTGCTACAGCTGTACTTTTTGCTTGAACAATAACTCTGTAATAGCCAGAGCTATTTTGAATCATTAAAAGATCGCCTGGATTAAAAGGTGATCTAGTTCCAGAAGTTGTATGAGATGCCGAAGCAAGGGTTAGCGTTGTAGCAACACCAGCACCAGTTCCTGAAGGAGATCCAGTAATAGTAGCCGTAGCAGCAATCCAATCTCTCTCAAACCACTTAAAGTTTGTTTGATCAGCAATTTCTTTTCTTCCTGTTTGTTCGAAGAAATCTACAAAAGTTCCTTCATTATATCGATCATATATTTTTTTATAGATCGATCTTGTGTGCAAGTTGTCCGTGTTGGCAACATATGCACTGGTTAAATCTCCACTTACGGTAGCCATTTTATCTTATATTAATTATTTTATAAATCGTTTTACCAACGACTGTTTCTACCCCTGTTTCTAGAACTAGAGAATACAACATCATCTACAGAAGCCTCACCACCACCATCAAAAGAATCATCCTTTGTTGTAGTAGATATGTTCTTACGAGAAATTATATGGTTCTCTTGTCCCTTCTTAACTCCATGTTCGAACAATTTCTGCCGATAGGAATTAGGGTTAGCAACAAACGCCATTATGTCTTTCGCTTTGTTAAGGTCAATGTTACCTTCACCATCAAAATACACCTGCCCCGTTAGTGTCTTCATGAACATCTCAGGATCATCAGAAGGATTCACGTATGGAACAGACAATAGTTCGTTAACTTTAGCTTTAACGTCAGCATCAGGATTATAGACAAACCTGTTCTCTGTCTTATCATCCACCATGTACTCAACTGAATCAAACTTGCTCATCAAATCTTTTAATTCAGAATTATAAGATTCAACAAATTTAGCTTCCTGCTCAGAAAGCTCATTATTATCAGGAGTAGAAGCGGATTCTGGAACTTTAAGAATAGATTCTTGGTGTTCCTTGAGAGATGACAAAGCTTTCTCCCTCTCCATTTCTAATTTGAGATCCTTTAATTCCTTCTCGCTATCATCTACATAGTCGGGATCATAACCATATTTTTGATCAAATTCAAGATCAAATAGTTTTGAAGCCTTAGTAGAATCAACATCAGGATTTTCCAATAAATACTGGTTTCTTAAAATATCGATGGTATCCATAGATTCGTAATCTACACTTACCGTTTTTAGAAAGGTATCCTTGTCTCCTCCTTTTGAAGTAAACTCTAGGTATCTCTGAACAAACTCATCCTCAATCTGTGGCGGTTGGGGTGGAGCGTCCTTTAATTTACCATACTCTGTTACTAATTCATCTACAGATTTTAAGCCATACTGACTTAACGCCTCAGAGTGATCTGTCTGCTCAGGAGCTGATGAACTTGTACTTTCATTTGGCACTTCAGTAGCTTGCGCTTCGCTACCGTTGACTGAATCGGTTGCGCCTCCATCATCAGTCGTGTTTGAGGGTTCTCCTGTCTCTAACTGAATATCATCCTGACCAGAGGATGAAGTATCTTCAGTTGAAGGTGGGCCGAACACCACAATATCTTCTTGTATGTTATTTTCTTCAGGCATATTAGTTTGGTTTGTAACTAGATTTTCCTAATCAAAAATACTAAAATAATACATTATATACAACTAACTTCTTGATAGTCAGTTATTTAGCAGGTTCTTTTGCTGATTTTTCTATCTTATCCATAGATTTATACATATCTCTTGTCAAGTCATTATCCCCTCTCTGCTTTATTTGAGATCCCTCAATACCTGCATTCATACTCATCTGCTCCATTTTAAACATATGATCCGACTGCTGTTCTTGTTGTAATAACTGCATCTTTAATTGATATTCTAGTTGAAGAGTTTTTCTAGCTTCCTCTTCTTTCATAGCCATTAACTGAGTCTCAAGTTGATTAGCCATTTGTGCGCTCTCCATTTGAACCTGTTTGTTCATTTCCATTTGCTGTTGAGCTTGCTCCCCTGCCTCTCTCTTATTCTTCTCAACCTTCTGTTCAAATAGTTTCTGAGCCTTCTTCATATTATCCACATTCTTTATGTAGTAATAATCACCAATATCTATTTGGCCTTTCTCCATAGCCATTCTCATATCATTATACAACCCTCTCCATTCTTCTGCATCTGGAAGTATCTCCAACTTAAACCCAAAGTCATGATAATGCACTTGGCTATAATTACGCATAAAGTCAAAAGACTCTTTACCTAATGCCATGTATTGATCTTCACGCTCTTTACGTTCACTTAACTCTTGATGTAATCTAAGGAATGAAGCGGATGTCCTTTTAAACAAGAATCTTATACCTCCCTTTAAATGCCCTAGTGCATGGTTAGTTTGTTGAACAACTATCTGACTAACTCTTGCACCCGTATCTGGATGAGGAGTACTAGCTGCCATGATTTCAGGAAGCCCTAAGATCTCATCTAGCTTCTTCATTTCAACTTGCATCATGTTGATCATAACACCAACATCTCTTGCTAATCCATTCTCAATCTCTCTAATAGGAGTTGCATTCCCATTAAGACCAGTAATATCACTGTCCCTACCAACAACAATCCCTCGTTCAAAGTAAAGTCGTAACAACTCTCTATCATCAAGGGTTTTGTCATTATGAGTAAAGTTCGCATTCTCTAATGCATCAAGATTTATATAGACACCTTTAGGTACAGCACTTACTACGTGTTGATTAATTTTTAATTGGTAGTTTTGAAGATTATCAAGGGTTGGCAATATCATTTCCATTAACGAGACCGCTTTACCATCAACCATGTTAGGGCATATAATATGATAAGGAAGATGGACTTTAGCGTCATTCTTTCTATCCCTGTCTTGATTCCATTGAAGTTCATAGTTATATACTCTCTCTGTTCCTACAATCCAAGTTCCATTTACAACAACCTCATAACAATCCTCATATATTTCACTATTACCATTGGTTCGGTATTTTACCCCATGCTCATTCTCTTCTTCCCAATACTTATCACTATTTCCTTTAGTGTGGGATGTTTTGAACATTACAGCTACACCGTTCTCAGTAACTCTTCTTTCATATCTATCAGTGACTTCAGTTATATAACTAAAATCCATAACTCGAATTCTCTTTGAATCCTTATTGTTTCCGTATTGACCACCTTGAGTATCATCTATTCCATCTATATCAAGTTCTGACGAACCTTTTTGTTCATAGATTTCTACATATTCCCCTGGTGTAAACTCTCCTTTAGATTCCATCTTAAGAGTGCTTAAAGCAATATCCCTTAAATAGCCAATCTTCTTTAAGTCTCTAAAATCCTCATGCTCAGATCTAGGAACAACTAATCTATCTGGGCGACAAAACGCAGCATCAGGCTGACCTGAATCAGAGAATTTAGTTCTTACACATCCTAAATTAGTAATTCCTAACCACAACGCAGCATCTTTCTGTATTTGAGGCCAATCATTAATGTTCATGTAATGCTCAACAGCATCTTCAGCCTCTATAGCGTATTGATCTTTATAGTCCTTATCCATGAACATCTCAATCTCGTCCATAGATTTAAAGTTAGACCCTCCTAATTCTGGAGACTGCTCCGTCATTTGACCTAACTGCTCTCTAACTCCTTTTAATAGTAGAGATGCTTTTAGCTTAGTTTCGACTTCTTTCTTTCTGTCGATTGCCAAGAAATCTACAGGATCAAACCTAGCTTTATACCCCTCTGAAGCCAACATATCAATTATTATATTGAGACGTTTAGACGCATAATTATGTATTCTCCAATCGATATTAAGCCAACTATTATCTTGGTTTCTATGTAGATCAAACATTTTCTTGTATCGATCTACAGATTGATTACCTTGATAATAAGCAATCATCTCCTTGTAATCAGATAAACGGCTAAAGAATAAGTTTTGATTATTCTGTCGATGCTCACTATATATATGAGCAGCCATTTCTTTTCCATAAGATTTCCTAAGCTTATCAGCTAAACTCTTATGAGGATTTGGCTCTGAGGTGTATTTTATATTAGTATGCATCTTTTACTCTTTTAGCTTCAATACCTGAGTGATTATATAATGGCAATAAATTCCTAACTTCCTTGTTGTGAACCTTTCTCTTTTTAACGTATTTTTTAGAGGCAATCAAAGCATATCCACTAGCCATTGTAGCATCGGATTTCTCTGTATTAAAAGGATCGAATTGGATTAAATCTTCTAGCAACTCAGGGAAATAAATCTTCTCCCAATGATTCTCTATGTAAGACTCCCAATGTTCTGCTATTTGTTGAGTTGCTTGTCTACTCGCACTCTGACCAACATCAACCATCTTATCAACAATTTGTCTCTTCTCTCTTTTCTTTTGTTCCGTGAGAGGGGATACCATTAAGAAGTGGTGGTATCTCCTGTCTATAAAGTAATTCTTTATCCTCTGTTTCTGATCCTCAAATAACATTTGACAACCAAACCACATACAAGTAAGAATCATATCTTCATAAAAATCAGAAGCGGTTGGAGGTCTATGTAAATATTGCGAAGCAAATATATTGTTTACGCTATCATCTTGCTCTAAGACATCAAACTTCTTAATGACGTAACCAGCTCCTTTAGATCCTCTACCAGTCTTTGTTTTATCGAAATCATAAGGATCGACTCCCAATACAAATCTCTCCGTATTATCTGGCTTATAAACTTGACGATCATATGTTATATCTGTATCTGGAACTTGATCTGTTGCAGAGCCTACAACCTTTACCTTATTCATCATAGACTCCTCACTCTCAGATCTCCAAGCTATCTTCCATCTACCATGTTTACTAGGCTTAAACACAACCCTTGAATCTCTAATACCTTCTTCCCACATGAGATTTCCAACAACGTAGGGAAGATCACTTTCTGGTAAACCATCGAGCCACTCTCTTTGAGCCTCGATTTTTTCAAGATTAAATTCACAATTAACTCCTGCTGCTATTAACGCATCACTTTCTGTATATGGATATTTCCTTTTAAACGAAGATAACCCCTCAGCATCTCCAAACTTCTTTTTCTGTTTTCTCTCTGCATCTAAATAAGCTTTTGCCTCATCATTCTTACCCATTCCAAATTGATCAATATAACCCTCCAACCCATCGTAAGCAGGAAAGAATAATCGATATAATCCAGATGTGGATCTCTTGTTGTCAGACAAACTCTTTATATCACTCTCGTCCCATAATCGTTTAAAGTTTCGTCCTCCACCCTTCTCCATTTCTTCCACAGTAGATGTCAATAAAGATTTACCAACAATCTTATTACCCATGGCTAAACACTCTCGTATTACCTGCCAAGTCTTGTACGCATCTTCCTCCGTCCATTTACCTATCTCATCAATATGAGCAAAGCTTAATTTATCTCCATCATACGCTGTAGCTACTGTAGTAGCCCAAGTTATCTTACTATCTAATGCTTCAGAACTCTTTACCTTTCTGTTCGTCTTTCCTTGCTTTTCTGCAGGTTCACTAAACGGCAACTCCTTTTTCGGGTTCGATGTACCTGAAAATATAGGCATTAAAAAAGGTCTTAATTTCCTCCAAGCAGCGGTAAGTTTAGCAAACACTTTTTGAGCATCTGTTCCAGACTTACTTTGAATACCATTCATTCCTCCTGGACTATATAAAGCATAAAGATAATTTAAACAACAAGCTCTATGGGTTGCTCCTTCACGCCTATGCTTCATATAGATAAGACCAAAGCAATTAGGATCATCTTCACAAAATTGCCATACCATGTGGAATCTTCTATCCCTATCTCGATATTCCTTTAGTCCTACATCAATCTGCCAATAAGATAATTCAAAGTAATGGTATCCAGTAATATAGGTAGCTTGGCCATTATTATAAAACCAATATCCATTAACTATCCTATCAAATTCTACACTAATCCAATTCTGTTCTTCTATTGAATATATGATTCCTCCAAACTCATCTCTACGTGGATTGAAAAGACTTTTTAAATATGGAGTAGGTGTAAATTTCTGTCTACTTGGTGGTAAAGAGTAGTTCGCTATTTGCCTTTTAGGAGGCATCTCAGGCCACTCGATCTCATAATCGTAGATCTTCTCAAACTTCCTTCCATCCTTTTCTATGAAATTAATTTTCGACATTCAAGGGAGTTCGTTTAGCTTTTACTTTATAAAGAGAATCTGCTGGGCCTGACTTAAATTCTGATTTTATCTTGTCATTTAATATCTTCCTTACACTTCCGTAATCAGGGAATATTTCTTTTTCTAAATCTTCAATCTCTCCAACCAACTCCTTTGCCTTTTTAATATTCTCAAACCTCATCTTTGTGAGCTTTTCAAATTCTTCAGCATCTTCGGTATCAATCGGTTCGTTTAAGTTCTTTAATGTAGAACTATACATTTGCTCACTAGCTACTAATAATTGGAACTTTCTATTCCCCTGAACCTCTGCTATATAACAAGTAACCATTGCAGTCACTTGACTATCTGTTTCATCTACTAGAGACTTTATTTTATTTTTAGGGACTCCAGCCAATTCAGCAGCAATCCCTTTTCTTTTTTCGTAATTCTTTATCCCTATCAATGGAGACTTTACATCGTAGCATAAGAACACAAACTTCATCAACTCGTTGGCATTCTTGTCTTTTATAGATGTAAACTCTGGGTACAGCCTTAATTCTGTATATTCATTCAAATACGACAAGCCCTCTTTTACCACATCAAACATTGTTTGAGAGTAATCAAGACTTAGATAATTTGAAATTTCTTTACTCGCCATAAAGTATTAAGGGTCAGTTATATACAAAAGTACAAAATTGCTGTTTCTTTTGCAATTCCCATAGTTTTTACTTAGTGTCCTTTAATACAATACTTGATACATTGACAATATTCGTACTAGGGTTTTTACTTTTAACCTCTGTATGGTATATCTTTTTACCGATTATTTTGTGTTTCCTTTTCCAATAGACTACAACCTCTAGTGAATCGTTAACCTCTATCTCCCCAAATAAAACACTGTCGACAAGAGATCCCTTAAAGCTATTAAATCCTAAATCATCTTTCCAGTAAACCCTCTTAGCTGCAACCTGTGTTCCATCAGCCTGTATATAAACCGTATCATGTAGAATCGTATTAACTTCTACTATAGTTTTAGTGTGTGTACTTGAATGTGAATTAAGGTTCTTAAGGTTTTTCCTTAGCTCTAAGAACTCTTTACTTAAATTACTGTAATGACTACCTTCTTGTTTAGATAGTTCCTCTATGGTTCTCCTGTCAACAACTGCGGTCATTGCTCTTGCTCTGCTATTGCCTTCTTTGTCTTTCCATACCTTTACCTCTTGATTTTGAGATTCAATCACGCTATTCAATTGGCTGATCATATCCTTCTGTCTACCAGTTTTCCAATTCAAAAACCACACTACAATAAGCCCTAAAACAATTAACAGCAAAGTAGCTCTTGTCATTTTTAATAAATCTATAATTTTCTGCATATATCAAAGATAACTCTTTTCTTTCAAAAAAGTATTCCCTATGTTTGTTAAGTCGATTTGAGGGAGTAGGTACTCTCATATTCGGGCTACATAAAATCCCTGGTTTAACGGTTGTCCAATAACGTTATTCAGGGATTTTGTTTTTTAGCGTAAAAGCATTATATTTGTTACAGTACCTTTGTAGGAGCAGACAAGGTAAAAGCATTAAAAACATTCCAAGTCAAATCTTGGAGTATTAGTAAAACCGAAGAACACGCTCCTACGTTCTTCGGTTTTTTCATTTTATGGAGCAGAATAACAAATACAGCGTAACTAAAACTCAAGCTAAATATATTTTAGAGAAAAAAATATATCGAGAATTTAGGTTGTATGTTTATTTGCAAATCCATTCTTCTGGAAAAGTAGATTCAGATTTAATTAAAAGAGCTTTCCAAGAATTAAAAATAACAACATCTTCAGGATACAGGTATGTCAACACGTTGATAGAACACAAGTTGATGTATAGAACCAAATCTGGTTTATGGTTAGTGGGAAGAAAAGCTTGGCATAAAGATAAAGAATGCAATAAAAAAGAAAAAACAATAAAGATTGATGAAGAAGAGTTAGATATTCTTAAAGAATTACTATACACTTTTTTAGTTGAGACAGGTAAAGTTAAACGGAGTCGAACAAAGGGCGAGTCAAAGAAACATACTTTTGCAATGTCTATACAAGAAGAGTATATAGGTCTTTCAAAAAGAACTTTAAGCAGAATAAAGAAAAACTCTATTTCAATAAATGTGATGTACAGAAAAAGTCATTTCGATCATTTAATTGATGTACCTAAAACTGTAGTTAAATCACAAATACAAGCCTTAAAAAAGTCTTTTCCAGAATTAATCAATTATTTAGCTATTAAGTATTCGGGTATCCTAGATATTTACTATGTTAATATTAGAGGATTAGACACTTATCATTCAATTCTAAACACAGGTTACTTTAAACTTAATTAAGTACCCTTAATTATTATAGACAGAAATGGGAATGGGAAATAAGAAAAGAAAATTTAAATCGAAAAAAGAGAGGTTAAAATACTTTGAAGAACACTTCCTTCATATATTAGCTTTAGATTCTGGGTTAGATATCTCTCATAGAGATAATGGGTCATATAGCTTTTACCACGACACATGGGGTCAAATAGATTTATACCCTAAAGGAGGTAAGTTACTAATCAGGGAATCAAGCACATGGGTTACGGATGGAATGGAATGGATAGAACAGAACATACTATCTAATACAGTGTCTAAAGAAAATAAAAAACCTTCTGGAGACAAGAAAAAACGTACCGATATTTTTGATAAATTAGATAATGTTTTATGCGATTATTCTGAGGGCGTTTCTACAGAAGAAGATGTTATTAACATTGCTCATAAGATAAATAAATACCTTACTAGACACCCTCATCAACATGACGTTTATGAATAAAGAGACAGGAGAACCAAAAAAGGACACAATAATAGAAGAGGTTAGAGCCGACCTATTAAGACGATCAGAGGTAGGTATAAAAAAATACAACACAACTTTAGACCGTAAAGACTTATCTTTAAGAGATTGGTTGAACCATGCGTATGAGGAATGCTTAGACCAATCAGCCTACCTTAAAAGGGCTATAAGAGAATTAGATAGTAACCAAAATTTAAACAAAGAATTTTATGATTGAATCAAAATTAATGACCGAAGCGACTAGTTTTTTAACCTCTCTTTCAAATAAAAATGTTGATGTATCAACAGCTTTTAATAAATTAGATAATTGGTTTTCAAATAAAGGGAAAAAGTTTGATGGTTCGTACCGAAAAACTCAAACATCTTCCGACAATAGTTCTGTTATAATCATTTATAATGTAGACGGGGTTGATGTGGATTTTAATATAAAGTATGATGACAAAAATTTAAACAAATAATTTTATGATTGATTTAGAAAAGCAAATAAAAGAACTTGAATCTCAGTTAACAGGGAATATGTTCGAAGACATGGATATCCAAGATCAGATACACCAATTAAAAATGCAGTCAAAAGGAGTATCTCCTAGTTGCGGTATGGATGGGGGAGAGTGTGAAAATTGCGGATCATGAAACGTAAAAAAGCATTTATAGATAATTGCAAGAAGAAATCTAAATTCCCTAGTGAAACACTAGCTAAACAAAAATGCGTTAAGCTAAAAGAAAAAGGGATTCTATTATATCAATACAAATGCAATGTCTGTGATTCGTGGCATTTAACTAAACATGATTCAAATTCTAGGAATTCTGTAAAAAAAATAGTTAACCGTGTACAAGAAAAAATGGATAAAGATTACGAGAAAAGTTTTACACAAGAAGTTAATCATTGGGAATCTAAATTTAATATTTAATAAGGACGTTAAAAGGAAAAATAACCAATGGCTCTCAGAGAAACAAGTTTAGACCGTCAAAAACAAACGAGACTATTTGAAGTGTTCTCTGAGAAGATGAATATGTCTTTTAATCAGTTCTCCTCTAAATCATTTAAGTATAGGATCGATGGGTACTTGTATAAAGACAAAATAATAAAAGGGTGGGTGGAATGTAAATGGTACAGCAATAAAGCCCTCCTTTTTATTAATGTTCCTAAGTATCAAGAACTAGTTAACCTTAGTGAGATGACTGGAGTACCCTCATATCTCCTATTTAGAGAAGGAGACAAGTGGGGTGTAATAATAATACATGATGGAAAGAATAGAGTAGCTAAGTATGAAGTTAAGCTACTTGGTGGAACTCCTGTCAACAGAGTAAAGAACCCTGACGATATAGAACCTTTAATGGTTTTAGATAGGAAACAAATAAGATGGGGTAATTAAATTTGTGCCATATATTAAGCCATAATAATCTATGGCACATCGTTTACAATATTTGCTGATGTCATGTTGTTCATTACAAAAACACAATTTGCCTCTGTTCCGTTGTCTTGTAAGTTTGGATAAGTATCACCATCTCCCATTCTCCACCAATGTTTGGGTTCTGTTGCTAAAGTTGAGAAATCGAATGGTACTCCACTATTATAAATATCAGATACATTACTGCCTTGGTCTGAATCCCAAATAGCCAGCTCGTCAATCTTTTCTCCATTTAATGTGTTCCCACTAACTAATTTACCTACTCTTAGGTTCTCCCCACTTATAGCACTACTCCATCCAAAGTTACTGTTGCTGTTGTTAGTTGTTTGATTAACCCCATTAACATAAATTTCAAACCTACTATAATAGTCGTTTATATCTCCACTTGATGCTCCTGTTGTACCTCCATCATAAGTCATTGTTATTTGCTGCCAAGTATCAACACTCAAGCCATTAGGTGCTAGTATTTTAACGTGATTATTGTCGCTTCCGTACTGTAACCTAACCTTGTTTGCACTTGTTAACCTAATCTCAATATAACCTCCATTTGTAGTATCATTTGAGCCATAGTAAAATATAACTCTACCACTTGA